GCACCATTAGTGGTAGTAGTAGATGATTGAGTAGTCACAGTCTGGTACCTCTTTAAGAGAGACCGAAGGGACAAAACCCGCTCACCAAAATGGTAGTCGTGAATGCCGTCCAAAGTGGAATCATTTGCATTGATAGTGTCGTGAGTAACGTCCTTACTTTCTGTGTAATTGTAACGACGGCTGGTATCTTCAGCACCACCCAGTAGCCCTTCACCCGTAGGGTAGGCAAGCTGGAGGTCCTCACATGATACATAAACGTTGATCTTGACTCCCGATCCCGCGGTAGGCTGAACGAGTTCGTTTAGAGGAATAACCTCGACGAACCCATTCGCGAAAGGACCTCGGACGGCAACAGTGGCCAGTGCAAGGTCCTCATACGCATTCGTCGCATTAGGGGTCAGATTAGCTAACTCATGCTGAATCTGAGCCCAAGCTCGGGAGAACGCCCAGTCAAATGAGAAACAAATGTCTTGGGTGTCCTGGATGTCAACGATAACGGTATTCTGCTGATTAAGTTTCGTCTCATTGGATGAGATGAGTATTGCTTGAGCGCAGTTTGGCTCAAACTTAAAAAGCAGCTTACCTCTGTGGAATTTGGAGCAGACAATCTCAAAACGATACTTCATAGTTCCTCGCCAATATTGAAAAGGACGAGAAACGAAGTCGGTGGTTGTTGGTTGAATTAGAGCTGCCACTCCATTAGTAAGTCCCGCGATACTGTACTGCGTTGGGGTAACCAGTGCTCTCCATAGCACCGTATCCATCGCAATAGCAGTGTCGAGCCACTCAAAAGTCGTCAAAAACGTCTCCCGAGCGGAAATGGAATTGATGGCCATATCATCAGGCCCGTCTACTCCACCAATTGTCTGATCGACTGTCAGTTCCTGCTTGGGGTCGCAGGTGATACGAAAAGCTGTGTCATTGCCAGCTAAATTCGCACCATTGGCGAAGGGGTTATTCTTGACAAAACAAGGTTTCTCAAGAACAACAGGTTTTGACCAGCCAAACCAAGAGGCCACTTTTCCCACACTCCTAGAAATGGTGGAAGTGGCTTTGGCGAACGGCCCGATAACCGGAATGTCTGCAAGAATATTGGAAATCTTTTCGACGGTCGTCGCGGCGATTGTGACTGGCCCAGGATGCTCGTACTCGGTTCCTCCCCTCTCGAGAGAAGCGATAAACCGCTGGCCAAGCGTCTTAGACTCTGCGGTAATGTCAATGTTTGTGCCGGTGATACATCCCAGTTGGATGTCTT